GAAAGGTTCCCTATGACAAGACCGATGTCCCCTATGATATGGAGTATGTCCTCTATAATCCTTACGGTCTCCTCCTGATGCCAGACCTCAAGGAAATCCTGTCCCACGCTTTTAAGAGATGCGCTTATTTCATTCATGGCGTATTTCCATGAATCAATAACAAACTGTCCCTCACTCTCCCACGATTCCACTAACGGGCTGAACAGCCCGGAGAAGGTCTCCATCAGCCTTTTGGCCGCTTCATCCATGGTCTCTATTGATTTAGTCTCTGTCTCCTCCATCTCTAATTTGGGCATTCCAAAACCGCTGCCAGTACCCGTCCCCGATGTACCTTTTGCGGTGTCTTTGGCCAGAACGTTTAAGTCATCGAATGCCGCGAGCTGCGCCGCCGCTTTCTTTGCTTCTTTCCCTACCTCCCCTACGCCGTCCGCAAGTTCGTAGGCACTGCCTGACGCGTCAGACAAATCTTGTGAGAACTTCTTAGAATCCCCGGTAGGCAGCGATATCCCGAACAGCTTCGAAAGTACCACGCCTATCTGCTGTGCTATCGCGATAAGCTGTGAAAGTATGGTGTTTAAGAATTTGACCACCGGGGTAAGGACGGTGATTAGCCCCGAACCTATGACGGACAAAAGTTCCCTAAACTGCTCGCTCAATATTCTGGTCTGGTTCGCCCAGCTGTCGGAGGTTCTTGCGAAATCCCCCGCCGCAAGGCTTGTCTGCTCCATGACGTAGTTGTAACGCAACTGCACCTTCTCCGCCTGTGTCATAGCGGAAATCTTTTTGCTTATTCCTTTGGACGCGGCATATTCCTGGAGGTTTACCTCCGTCATCACAACGCCGTATTCCTTGAGCGTTTCAGTTTCCCCGGTATAAATGGACTTTAAAGCGGTGGCAGTCTCCCGCGCGGACTTGTTGAAGAAGCTCGCCATATCGGCAGAACGCGCCGTGAGGGCTACCGCCATGTCGCTTGCTTCCTCCATATTGCCGACCATCGACCGACCCATAGCCATGAAGGTGGAAGCCATCTGTTTTGCGGAAAGTCTTGATATGCCAAACTGTGTAACCGCGGTTTTGGCAAATTCCTCTATCTTGTAGGACATTGAGCCGAACGCGGTATCCACCACGTTTTGGACTTCCTGTATGTCGCTTGCGGTCTCCACGGCTTCTTTGCCCAGCGCGACAAGTCCGGCAATGCTGATTCCAACCCCGAGCGTTTTAAGGATGCCTTTTACGCTGTTCTGCAAATCCAAAAGGTCGGACTTGATGGACTTTAATCCTTTGTCAAATTCCTTTTTATTAAGGGTTGTATCTATCCTAATGGAACCATCTGGTTTCGACATAAAAAAGCACCTCCTAGACAGAGATGCCCGTCTCTGCCCTTAACTGTTCGGGTTGGCGACTGAATCCGCTTATCAGTCGGTTTTGTTTTATTATAAAATTTTTGGAGTGAATGTTTGTACCATATTAAAAGAAGAACGCCCCTAATTGGAGCGTTCTTCTGCTACCTTCCCTATAAATTCAAACTTTGCTGTGCGTTCAGCGTCTCTATCGTTTCCGCAAGCACGAGCGGCGGCACGTAGCACTGTATGATTGTTATCGCCGTGTCGGTCTGGTTGCGCTTGATGGCCTTGTATGTAGAAACTCCGAACTCGCGCCGCAACTGCCTGTGTAGGTCGGAATACAACCTTCCCCTAAGACTCTTGTTGTTGTATGCGTTGCTCTCCTTGCCGCCCAAGCATTCAACGCCCTTTTTCTTTACCGCATTGCTGATTTTGGTTTCCTCTATACCGAGAATCGGCATGTCGCTCTTGAACTGCTCCAAATCCTCCTTGATGTTCTTGACTTCCTCGTGAAGTTCGCCGTACCCTTTGGCGATTATCTGTATCTGCTCTGGGATTGACATGGGGATTTTCTGCTGCCCATACTGCCCTGTCTTACGGATTGTGGGAAGAACTTCACTTGTTACCCACTTCTTGAACTTTTTAGCGTTCTCTTGCTTACTCCCAAATATCGCCGCATACAAGCCACTTTCATTGACAAGGCTTATTGTGTACGACTGCTTATAGACCTGTTGCTCCAAATCGGAGCTGCTGATGTTTCTCTTATCATCATCATCTACGAGTTTTAACATATTAGGAGCTTTTGTATATCCCAAGGCTGTAGCAACATCTTTCCCAACAAACCACGGCTCCCCGTCAATAACTACTGTGCGAATTTCCCCAAAATCGGGATTACTGAAAATCTGAATATCATTCATAGACTTTTACCGCCTTTCTGCAAAATTACCTTATCAGAATAGCGGAGAAACGGTTAAGGCTTACCGCTTTCGTGTACGTTTCACTATCTCCGCTGAAATAATCGTATCACAGTTTCCGATATAATTTGTCCCACCCTTATCTTGTTCCGATAAAGAGCAAAATCATTCCAAGCCATACCGTAATAAAGAAACATAATAGCAGCACATCCTCAAACTCCATGGGCTTGCGCTCTCTCCGCTCCAAGCGTGATGCTTTTAAAAATTTGTCCTTGTCCTTCTCCGCGCCCTTTATGGTGTGGACTACCTCTTTGAATTTGCGTTCGTCTTTCATGCCGCACCGCCTTTCTTCATTTCTGCCATAGCTGCCCGGTAGCCTTTGACATAACCGAAAAGAAAAGATGCCAAAGTTGCTTCTGCGGGATACTCTTTCGCTCTTTCCAAAAGAACAACCCATTCTTTTTGCCTCAAATCATAATTACTGTTCATTTTTGTTTTCTTAAAAAAGCGAAGCATGTAATTACTAATTTTCTCCATAAAAAATCTCCTTTCAATGTTTGACAACCACACCGAAAGGAGATATACTAATAGGGCATACTCCTTTTGGTGTGTGTGGTTGTTTAGAGGTTGCGTTGATTGGTAGTCGGGGCAACCTCTATTTCTTTGTTTTGGCTAAATATTCAAGAACAATCATCCGTATTAATCCGCTTACGGAATTTCCTTTTTCTTCTGCCATTTTCCGCAACTGTTCCATAACTTCTGGTGAAAAGAAAACATTTGTTCTTTCGCTATTAGCCTTTGGTCTTGGCGACACTCCATCACCTCCTTACAGTGTGTATAATATCACCATTTTATCATCATGTCAACACCTAAAATAAAAAAGGCAGAAAAATTTATCTGCCTTTTTAATGTTCGGTTTTAATTACTTTCCTACCCACCTATGCCCACAATCTGTGCAATGATATTCGTTGTGTTTCTTGTTTTTAGTACCTGTCACCAAAAGTGAAGTGCCGCCAGTCATCAACGCAAGTCCAACTTTTGCCGCCGAAGTCTTTTCTTTCTTTTCGGTTTTGTGGTCGAATACTGTAAAAGGTTTGAGCGGGTTTAAATTTAGCGTTGTTTTGGTTTTAACTTTCATATTAACATCATCACTCAACAACTGGATGCGCGTACCCCCACACTTTGGACATTTTAAGCTAGCCATACCATTCCCCTCCTTAGTTTTTCCATATTATACCATATTGTGACGGGGAAGGGAAGATATATTGCCGACTTAGCCGCTATACTGCAATCCGCTTTTTGCTAAAGCAAAAGCATCGTCCTAAAAAATTTATCTGTAGCCATGATTCAACAAAGGTTTTCCCGTTTTCTTTGTACTTAGTTATGTAATGGTGCATTCCATCCTCCTAATCATACTTAGGTGTCAGCCGAACCCTGTAACCATCAGCGGGAGTAATTTCTTCCGGTGTTATCTCCGCTATGGTTACGGGGTTTTCCTCGTCTGTTTCAACGATAATTTTTGTGTAATCCTTTAAAGTATCCATTTCATATTCCTTTCTTTTAACTGTTCTTCGCCACCAGCTTCTTAAACTCCTCGGCGGCTCTCTTTTTCCGCTCCTTAACCTTGCGTTGTTCCTCCATCATGCGGTCGTAATCATCAATCGCCTTTTTCTGTTCGTCCGTGTACTGCTTTTTAGGCTGTTCCAGCGCGTAGACCTCTTTCAGCTTTATGTACTGCGCCCGCTCTTCCTTGCCCATCTTAGGGGTAAGCTTCTTCGTGCGGATGTCAATGACACGGGTATAGGCGCACTCGTCAAGGTTGGAGAGAAGCCCCATGAACTCCCAAAAGTGAAGCCTGTCCGCGTTTAGGTTGATGCCGTACTGCTCCCGGAATGCGGCGTAGATTCGCCACTGGTCTATGTCGTAGTCCGTGGCTTTCGTGTCGCCGTTTCCCTTATAGTTGTCGTGATACCAGTCATTAAGGAACCAGTTAAGGCCGTCAAAGGCTGTCTTTAAATCCGGGATGTTGCTTTCATCGGGGAAAAGAAGATGCAAGGCCGTTGCAATCCTTCTTTCCTGTGAAAGCCTTTTGTCGTTTAACGCCTTGAAAATCAGAATGCCCGTCTGGTAGTCGCTGTCAATCGGATAACCCTCATACGATGTCGGGAGGGGGTCGAGCATGATGTTGAACATTACTTACTCCGTGCGCCCTTGCGGCTGCCGCTGTACTCCTTTTCAAGCTCCGCATTCCATTCGGCTGTTAACCTCTGCAGCTCACCCTGCATCTGCACAAAGAAAGAGCCGATTATTTTTAGCCCAGGGACTTTTACCTCCCCGAACACCTTCCGGCAGCACCCCTCCCCGAAAAGCTCATCCAGTTTCACACAGGTGTCGCGGCATAAGTCGGCGTATGTATAAACATTCTCCACAATCTCGCCCACGGATGCCCCCTCGCCGTCCTTCTGCGGGTATCTTTCCTTACGCTCCGCTTCCCACTTTTGAAGCTCGGCCTGCTTGTCCTCGAAATATTTCATCACATCGGCGAACCTCTGCATAAAGGCCGCGTCATCAAGGAATACCTGTATGCGTTCCCCCTTGTCGTTTACCTCAATCTCACGAGTGCCGTTGTCTACCCTTATTCCAGCCATTGTCTCCTCCTTTAATCGCTAAGACCCTTTGCCCCGGTGTTTGCCGTGTCGCTCATGCTAAGCCTTGCGGGTGATTCCGGCACTGTATCAGACCACTGGAAAACGCCATCTACTACTGTTATTGCTCCTTCTTCTACTTTTCCGTTACCGTTAATCTGGATAGAGGAAGTAAGCGTCTCGCCGCCCGCGCCGCCTGTAGAACTCGGGCCAGCAATAACCGGAACCCTTATCGCTATACAGGAATTGGTTCCCTCTATTCTGTCAGTCTTGTAAAAACGGTAATAAAACGATGCCGCCTTGCTCCCGGTCGGGAACGTCCTGAATGCCTTGTCGATATATTTTTGCGCTTCATCGGAAATATATTCTCTTTCCGGTGTCATAGAGAAATCGTACCCGTTTAACGTGTTTGCCGCTGTTTCCATGTTGACGTATGTAACGCTTGACGTGTTCGGTGCCCAATCCTCGGTAAGTTCCGTATAGCCTTTCCCGAGTTCCAGAATGTTTGATTCTGTCCCGCCCATCCAGAGACCGAAATCAAAAAGCGATACCATGTTTACCCTGCTCTCTGCGCTTTTCGTTTCTTCCATAATTTTTCCTTTCTACCCGTATCTTTTACAGGTCATCGGCGCGAACTACTTACGCGCCGCTATTAAAATGAAAATTTTACCTCTTTGTAATATTCCATAACCGCATCCGATGCAAAGCCCATTGTTTTATTGCTTTCTGCACTTTCCAAAAAAGCCGCGCTGTTCGATGCGGTAATTTCCGTTGCCGTCCTGTCATCCGACAGGGGTGGTAATTCCTTGACGTTCTCAAGCCACGACATGATGCGGTCAACTACCGCCTGACTTTCCAGACGCTGCTTGTCGGTGGTCGGCATACTTTTGTATGCAACTCGGAAAAAAACCTGCGCCACAAATCCACCGTTCACAAACTTTTTCACATACTTTGAGCCGTTCAGTGTAAAAACACCGATAGATTTAGTGGCGTCTGTGCTGTTGATATGTACTTTTACCCCTGCAGGTATATGGGGGCATTTCTGTATCAGTTCGTACAGCAGTTCTCCCACCGTCTCGCATTCTGATACGCTTAGCCAGCTTATTTTTTCTTCCATTGCTTACCCCTACTGCCCGTATATCTCAAACCTCGGCATCAGTTCCGGGACATCCACTTTCCACACGGTATAAACATATCCGTACTTGTCCCTTATCCACTCATAAAAACCGCCCGGATAGCTGTCGCTGTCTATCATTCCGGTAGGAAGGTCTATGTCAACGGAAATGCCCTTCTTCTTTATAATCACAAAGAAATTGTTCTCTGTTACGCTCAATGTGAAGGCATCTTTCATTTGCTCCGTTGTCAGGTTGTTCCATACTTCCGGGGCTTGATATGCTTTCGGGAGATTGCCGTTGTTCGGTATCTTTACGATACACGCGCTCGCGTTCTCCACACCGCTTGCCTGTGTGTTTGCCCCCTGTGTCAGCTCCACCCGGACATTATCAAAACGTGTGCCAAAATAAAGCTGTTTTTGAGCCGTATCGTTGTAATAGTCGTTATAAACGATGACGGAATCAACATAGCCTAAACCCATGTAAACCTCCTACAAAATCCCCAACTCCAAAAACACTTTGTAAATCTTCGGGGACTGGATGGCGAACCAGTCAACCATTTCCTCATGCTCTGCCCATGCGCCCATTTGACCATAAGTATTGGAAGAAAGACCGCTCTCGAACAAGAAAGCGTGACATATTTCATGCCGCAGATTCTTTTTTGTCAAACGCTCTTTTCCGATTTCCGTAATATCTTTGTCCTTGGGGATTTTCACATAAATTTCTCTATTGTGAAAATTACAAAGTCCATCGGAAGTTTCTTCAAATTCACTCATGTGCTCGGGGAACTTCTCAACGAAAAATACGCTGTATTCCGTCCCCAAAATGTTTACTTTACAATCCCGCATATAACAACCTCATTCCATTTGCATCGTTTATACCGTACAAATAATCCTTTGCTGTATCGTAGTACAGCTTATCTTGCATGCCTTTGTCAGACAGCACCGCATCTATCACCGTGCTACCGGTTTCAGATTTCGCCGTGTAAGATACGGATTCACTCCCAGACGTGACGGAAGAAATCATCTTGCCATGTGTCCCCACTTCATCCGTAACATACCCCTGTCCCTCCGATACGCGCTTTGTGGCGGCTTCGATGTCGGCGGCAATCTCGATAAATTTGCACACGCACCGCCGCACCGTTTCCGCGTCGTCCTCGTCCGTTGGGAACGCAAATTTCAGCTTATTCCCCGTGATGCTGTCAATCTTTCGCCGCGCCTCCCATTCAAGGCGGTTGAAATCGGCTTCTGGAATGGCGGTATCGCCGTATATGCTTTTGCAGTATTCATAATCGACGTATGCCGCCATGCTGTACCTCCTTATGATAACTTCGTGCTCTTAGTGCTCTTTGCCTGTGCCGCTTCGTCATTTAATGCGGCTACTGCCGGAATGTTCTCCGATTCCGGGTTTGTTGCTGCCGGATTGATTGTTACGACTGCTATTGCGTCAATGTACTCCGCAAATAGGGTAAAGCCCATGATTGCATAAGATACGCTCGTTGCGCGGTCGTAGTCTCCCCTAACTGCAAATCCGATAAGGTTTGTTACGCCGTCCGTTGTGTACCGCAAGTCCATTCTTGCAAATTCAGAATCCGCGGGGTCAACGTAGTAAGCGACAATGTTGTTAAGTGGCGTAGCTATCATCATTCCCCTCGGAATCTCGCTTGAGATAAAAGTTCTTTCCGCTCCGAGAAAGTTTTCAAGATAGCTGAACCCGAAAGCGTTCTGAATTGTGATTTCGGAGCTTCCGAGGTATGCGTAGAGGTCGAGGGTGTTCACAAACACCGCAATCCCCGTAACGCTCCTGTGCATCGCCTTGAACTTGTCCTTGACTTTGCCCATAGCCATAGCAAACGCCATTTGGAAAGTCTTTTCCTCAAAGGTCATCGTCCCGGTCTTGAGATAGTCGTAAAACCGGCCTGATACATCCTCCTGCAACTGTACGAGAAATTCCTCGTCCGTCATATCCACTGCGGCATCGTATCCATGCTCGTGAACCGCTTCGATGGAAACTTCTTTTGCATACTTTTCTACCTTAATCTTTGCGTAAGGCTTTTCTTTTACGGTGAAGTGAGAACGGGGGATAAATTCACCTTCCGGCACATCTCCGCTCTGTAACGTACCCTCTGCATACTTTGATGTAAGGTCTGTCCCGTTCTGCTTTCTGATAGGGCGCGTAATGCCCATAATGTCCTGCAATGCCTGCCAGTTCCTTGCAAACTGCGTTACAAAGTCAATTTTTCTTGTTTCTAACTGGATGTCAGCACTTTTGATTAAGTTCTCATGTGCCGCCGTTGTTATTTCTGCCATGTTTATTCTCCTTTACTGAAACAGGGAGATATTTTCGGCAATAGCACGCTGCCTTTCACTCCTGTCTTTAATGCCGACAATGTCTTCCCTTGTCATTTTTTTGCCGCCGCCCTGTTGGTTAAGCGGCTGCGTAACCCTAAAACTCGCCCGGTTCTTTTCAAGCTGTTCTTGCTGTTCATCCACGAATGCGGAAGGACGCTTTTCCTTGACGGATTTAAGTCCCTCGTCAAAGCCGATAAGTTCACCGTTTTTGTTAAGGCTAACCCCGGTCTTTAGAATTTCCTCATAGACAAAATCCTTCATATCGTCTTTCATGCTTACGCCGGAAAGTTTTTCGTTGACTTTGTCGCGGATATCTCTCTCTTTGATTTTCTCCGCATAGTCCCTTTCAGCCTGTTCCGCTTTCTGCCTCCACCCTTCAATTTCCGTCTGCACCTTTTCGGGGTCGATGCCGTCAAACTTCTTTAGGGTTTCCTCTGCCGTGTCTGCCCTTTCCTTTTCTTTATCGCGGTCAGCGGCCAGCTTATCGTTCTCTTTCTGTAATTTGGTGATATCCTTCCCGAACTGCTCCATAACCTTCGCGGACTGTTCCTCTGTCAGCCCCCAAGACTTTAAATCCTCTGTTTTCATGTTTATCTCCTTTTCCGTCATTAGGTTATTTATAGGTGTGTAACCGTCCACCAACGGCTTGCCATTTTGTAGGACTTGGCATGTCCGAAATGCACCCGTGCGGAATTGAACCGCCTAAACAGCACCATTACTGACGGATGCACCTTTAAGAAAGGATGGTAGGAATGTATCAAAAAGTAGTTAATATCAAAATAAAAAGCCAGCAAACACGGTTTCCCGTATCTACTGGCACCAATAGCCGTTATGTATAGCCCATTCTATACACCGTCAATATATCTTTTTTTCTTTTCTATCTCATAAACAACCAGTTTTCCGCTTTTATCCTGACGCACTTCCGCGTTGTTGCCACGCCGGATTATTTCACGGATAACTTTTTCTATTTCATTTTCTTTCATATTATTTTCATTTCGTAGCGTCTGACTTCCGATACCTTTTGTGGAGTAAATTCTGGCATCCGCAATAAGGACAGTCTGTAGCATCATAATCATCTTTATTATGAAAAAGCATATTTTCCACTTTTACCGTATAAACATTTTCCTTGTTTATATTGAGGGCGTGATTACAAACCTCACAATTTTTTTCTTTAATTTCCATTTCCTTATCCTCCACCTATACATAAAGCGTCGATACCGCAGGAGGTGCTTCGCGTTTGTTCCTGTCTATGTTTATCTTCCGTGCCCGTAGGACTTATAGGCTGTCGCGCCCAGTTCTCAACGATTTTCTATATTATACCTTGCGCCGGAAAGGAATTTGTCCCAAATCAAAAGAAAAGAGCGGCTAATGCCGCCCGTTGTCGCGTTCGATTTTTTCATTAACGCACCGTTTAATAAACTCACTCAAACTTATGTTTTCACTATCTGCCTCCGCTTGCCATCTTTCCTTTTCTGACGGAAGAAGATATAAACCTATCCTTGCATACTTTTCTTCGTTGTATCTGCGCTTATAATCCGTCTTTTCCTGTTTACTCATTGCCATAGCACTACCTCCGCAATAATCATATCATATATTGTGTTTTGTATCTATTGTTAGATATGTACAATAAATCTAACGTTAGTTTGTTAAATCTGTATATTGATTTATCTAACGTTAGATGTTATCATATTATCATCAAAGGAACGGAGGATATGAAAATGAAAGAAAAATATACGCTTAAAATGTTTATGGAGGATTATGCTGGATTTGATTTTGAGTTGGGAACAATCGTTTTATTTGATGCTGATTTATGCCGGCAGTATTTTCTCTGTGATAAGACTTATAAAGAAATGTATCTCACAGAGGAAAGGCTTTCAAAAAATGTATATGATTGGAAACACGGGAAAACTATAATATCCATCATCTTAAAAGACCAGATAGAAAAATAACCACACCACCCACCCGGCGGGGTTGCGCCGGGAGAAAGTGAGAAGGATATGAATAAACTGTGTGATAATATTTATACCCATAGGGGATATTGGATTATAAAAGATAAGCAAGGAATTTGCGTTGAAAATCATCTCGAAATTTTTAAAGCATGGAATGATGCAAGAGAATTCATAAATAAAATTATAGATGGCACTAATAAATCAGAACCAAGAATAGTCGGCACGTGGAAAGAACAGGCGGTAGAATAGTCGGGAGAAAGTGAGAAGGATATGGAAAAGGGAGATATGATTGCATTGATAAACGGGATTAGCTTCTTTTATGGAGGATGGAACGAGAACGGCTGGCACTTGGTATACACTGAAACAGAGAATTTTCATGTCAAAAGCAATATTTCAGAGATTCCGAACGAAAAAGACTGTAAAAGAATTTACAGAAATTATTATGAAGATTAAAGTAAAGATAGGGGTGAAGGTAATTAGGCGGTAGGTTATCCCACCGCCCATTTCTTATAATTCCGCAATCTTACCAGCCCAACGCTGTATGACTTCCCTTTCCTCTCTGGTATCGGCATCCCTGAACAACTGTTTCATCATTCCGTGAATGCCGCACATGAAATCTTCCAGCGCGTCAAGCATCCTTCCTTTGCTCTCCCCGTCCCGCGCGTTACTGTACTCGCGTTTCATTTCCCGGTATCTGTCCATGTCGGTATCGTCACCAGACAGACGCGAATAGTTCGGACGGTGCATGTATTCCCCGGTTCGCTGGTTTCTGCCGCGCCGGTAGGAATTGCCGTTTTCATAATCCTCGCGGGAATAGCCACCCTCACGGCTGTAGTCCTCCCTGTCACGGGAATAACGGTCTCGGGAAGAACCGCCCTCTTGCATCATGTCAATTTTGTCCACGCCTTTCATGATTTCCACAAGCTTATAGGCGTTGTCGAGGTTGGAAGAAGTCAAGCCTTTTTCTGCGATTGCTTTTAACTCTTTTTCTGCGTTGTCTCTTAGTTTATGCATAGTTCTACCTCCTTATGCTGTAGGCGCTGCAGGTGCAGTGCCGTTGATTGATGTTAAATTGTTGTTTGGCGCACATGCGGGATTGCCGAGCAATCTGAATGTGCCGCCTGTCGGAGTTGTAGAAACCCTTGTGCTGTACTTCGTTCTTGTCCTGATGGAGCAAGCCGTAGCCTGTGCGCAATTGCATTTTGTAAGAGGATAAAGCACCGTTCCGGCTCCAATCTGTATTACTACAGGAGCATTTATCGTTGTAGTGTCCGGGATTGTTTGTGCTATCACAATACAGTACTTTTCACCGTTCTGATAAGACCCCTCCGGAATGGTAATAACGAGATTCCCACCCGTAAAAGCTACAGCGGTGGAAATTATAAGCTTATCACATAATCTGCAAATATTCTTACATGCCATAATATTTCTCCTTTAATCAATACAAGGGCAGACTTTCGCCCACCCTGTAGAATAATCAGCCGTTAGGCGAGTTTAGCAGCTACTTTTAGCAGCCGCCGCAGCTGTTACATCCGCCGCATCCGTTGTTGTAACCGTTACCCCAGCCGCCGTTAAAATTTCCACAACAGTTAGTAGGGAAAGTGACCTGTGTAGGCGGCTGAACCACATAAGCGTTCACAGGGTAATCTTTGCCAAGCCTACGGATAAGCTCCGCTGTCTGTGCGTCCTGATTGGCCGTGATGAAAGCGTTCTGCGCTGTCTGCGAAGCTTGAAATTTAAGGCTCTGGTTCTCAAGCTCCAACGCGTGGATACGCTCCGCCTGTCTGTTTGCTTCCATTTGGTCAAGCCTTGCAATGACTCTGTCGGTGTCGTTGTGGGTAGACTGGATAATGTCGCAAGTGTTCTTTGCTCCCGAATACATCAAGTCTTTAATGTCCCCTCGAACATCGCAACAGCACTGCTGTGCATTGAACATCATAGTGGTAAGCTGCTGCATAATTGCCGCCTGACTGTTACACCTTGATAGTTCTGCCTGTGAGAATCCTTGCGTTACAGTAGTGCCAAGATTATTGACCGCACCCGTCACTGCATAAGTGCTATCACAGATGTCGCTACCGATTCCGTCAAGCTTTCCTACGATGGTCTGCGTGTCGAATCCTCTCTGCAAGTCTGCCTGAGTTGCATATCCCTGCATAGCGCCACCGTTACCGCTGAAGCCGCCGCCCCAGCCACCGAAGCCGCCCCAGCCGAACATGGAGAACAGGAAGAAAAGCGCAAGCAATCCCATCCAGTCTCCACCCCAGCCGCAATTGTTGTTTCCGTTGTTGCCCGATAACAGAGCAACGTCAGAAGCTGTTAATCCGTCCGTCATAGTAACAATTACCTCCAATTGTGATTTATTTACAGAACCGCATAACGGCTATGTAGCATTAAAACATCCCTTTAAACAATCCCCGTGCCATTTGCGCCATCTGTTTGGCTTGTTCAATCTGCTGTTTGCTGACTTTTCCAGATTGCAGCAATTCATTCATTTTTTGCTGTGGGTTTATCCCCTGCATCTCTTGACGGAATCGCTTGAATTCGTTCATTATCTGCGTAAGCTTATTTCCGGGTTGTGCTGGCATTTCTTCCTGTGCCTGTTTTCCCATCAGTCCCATTAATGGATTCCCCATCTCCCACAACCTCCTTATTTGCCCTTACAGGCTGTTTTTTAAGTTCATTGGTCAATTGTTCAAGTTCCAACCTTAGCCGCTCAAATTCGTCACGCTGGACGTACCGCGACAGGTCTATTTGCGGTTTCTCTGTCTGCTCTTGCTCCGTCTCTTGAACCTCTGCAAACTGGAATATGCGGAAACTGCAACTTCCGACATTGTCAACGGATTTTACATAGAAGTACGGCTTATTATTATCCATCATCCAAGCGGTGTGACCCTGCTGTACAATCTGATTCTTTGCGCCGTCTATGCCCGATACCTGAATCCAGTTGACGTTTTGGGCAGGTGCCGTATGCTGGCTGTTCTGCTGATTCATGTTATTGTTTTGCGGCTGTGCGTAAAAGCTCTGCATCAGTTCATTCCGCTTTTGCATATATTCCTGTTCCAGTTGTGCCATCTGCTGGTTTAAAGCCGGATTCATTGAAAACGCCATTTTCCGTTTCCCCCATTGATTTGATTGCATCATCTATTATCATTCCGTCACTTGCGCTAAGGTAAGGCGGCTGATAATTCCAAAAGTTGAAAAGCATAGGTTTTCCTCCTATGGATATATTTTGGCATAAAAAAAGGACTTACTCGATTCCGAATAAGTCCTTAAAATGTCCTTTAAATGTCCTTTAAATATTTTATTTCTTTCTTTTTGCCACGCCCTTTGCGCTACTCCGATTCTTTTTCTTTCTCCGGCGGTATCTCTGCCCCATTTATCACATCTCCTTGTTCTCCTGTGTTTATATTGTTATAGCCGCTTCCATCTTGGGAGTAGCTTTCAAAATCGTACAGGTTTAAATACCAAATAAAGCCCCCTATTGTTGCCGCCCATAGAAATAATACAATAAAAAAAGCTATCGCCCACCGCTTGCATTGCAGTTTCAAAAGGTCTATCAGTTCAGAAAACCATGTATCATATTCTGCATTCTTCCTGATTTCTTCATTTATGTTTGATTTATCACTCGTTCCCATCCCACACCTCCGTTTTTAACATTATACCATATTGTGGAAAAACATCAATCTCCTAAAACATTTTTCCAATATACATTTTCAATCCATGCTTTCATCTTATCTGTGTTGTTAACTGAAACCATCTTTTTATTTACCCGCGTACTCAAATCCCTTATCTTTTCATAATGCATGATTTCAGCGCATTCTATAAGGGATTTTCCTTGGCTTCTTAATGTAAATAGCTGTTCTTCCTTGGGGTCAAAGTTGCAAAATTCATGATAAAATGCTAATTGTGGCGTTGTAAGGCTAGATACATTCAACGATAATCTCCTTTTTCAATCCCATGCAATGCAATCTCCCAGCTTATAATTTTTGGCAAACTCATTTTCGCGCCTTATCTTCTCCTTCCATTTCTCCATAAGCTTTTTATTGTGGAGCGTCTCAAAATCCAGCCCTGGAAGTTCAATCGTCAGTTCTTCCCTTGACTTATCATCTTTATTAAGTGCCGGTTTGTATTTATTGATGTAATAAATCTCATACAGAAACATATCGGCTTCTGTCATGCACTCCGCAACCTCTATGTGGCTTACCTGTAGCACGTCAATCTTCTTATGCATAGGTCTCTGGAAGAAGTGTCCAGCCAACCTTGTGTTTATCGGCTGTTTCGTCCTTCCCAGATAGGCTATAAATTCCCCAGAGGGACTTGCGTAATATATTTTATACAGAATGTACTTGTGTTTGGTCATAGTCTCTCCCAATAATAACTCACCATTTTTTCAGAAGAATCCCACGTATCGTAAAACATCCCGTCCACCACCGCAACGGCATGGTCGCCGGTTCCTATGACATATACGCCCTGTGGGAAGTTGCAGCAGAACTTGAAAACGTCCATCGGGTAATCTGCTTCGTATTTTTCAAATCCGTTTTGTCTTAGGTACTCGCCCCATACTTTATTGGCTGAAAGAACGTCTTTCTGCCTGTATGCAATATCGGCAAGGCTATTAAACACTTCGTTCCATGGGCGGTTCGTGGCTTTGCAACATGCGCGGATGGCACAATCACCGACACGGCGGTCTTTGGGGTTCGGGTTGTATTTAATCCAGCGGTTCATGATATGCCTCCGGTAAGGGTTGCCATGCGATAACTTCAAACGGAATTTCCTCTCCCTCTCCATTATTCCACTGTTTTCCGTCATAGCCAACGTGATATGGCAATATATTTTCAAAATCCTCCATATTTATAGGATTTGTATCAATAATTGTAACAAGACATCCAAACGGCGCTTCCGGCAACCGCTCGCTGCAAGGAATCCAACCATTGTTTTTATTATGCTTTTCGATTATTTGCAAAACCATATTTATTCCGGCGGTAACTAATGGCCTTGAGGTTCTTTTCTTTAATTCATCAATATCCTTTAGTATTCTTTCAATCATCTTCCCTACCTCCACCCTCATTTTACACCGTTTGCAAGAAAAAATGTACCATTTAAAATTCATTGAAACTTAAACCGATACGGCTCATAAGAAAAAGGTTGCAATGCTCTTTTCTGAATTGAAGTAAATTTGAGGTAAAAATAAAACCGATACCTTATAAAATGCCATGTTTAAAAGGATTTATAGGTTATATAAAACTGCCGTATAACCATTTTTACCTCCACGTCAGAGCAGTTTACTGCGATGACACGCGTCGGAAATCTCAAATTTCCGACTGCGATCAAGGCACATTTGAGACTCTGACTCAAATTGCCAATTGAAAAATAAGGCATCAGACTTATTTTTCAATCTTTCTCTTTTTTAGGCATGAATAAAATAAATGGACTATATTAAATTATAACATTTTACAGATTGCAAGGCAAGGGATATAATAGGCCAAACAGGAGGTAGATTATTTTGAAACAGAGTATGAAATTATATGTATGGCTCTTACTAACCAATATGTTTATCAGTGCTTTTACTTTTGGCGGCGGCTATATAGTTGTTCCGATGGTTCGTCGCTTTTTTGTTGCGAAAAAACACTATTTCACAGAAGAAGATTTAATAAACATGGCGGCTATAGCGCAATCAACACCCGGAGCAATTGCAATCAATCTTTCTGCTTTGGCCGGGTATAAAGTCGCCGGTATTGCGGGAGCCTTAATAAGCTGTACGGCTGCCGTCATACCCCCTCTGGTTATCCTTACAATTATTTCAACCTTTTATAAAATATTTATTTCTAATACGATTATAGCTGCAATTTTAAAAGGTATGGAAGCAGGTGTAGCCGCTTTAATGGTAGATTTAATTGTGGATATGTGTTCTCTGATTTTAAAGAAAAAGTCGTTATTTTTATCTGCTATGATACCGTTGTCATTTATGGCAAATTTCATATTGGGCGTAAATGTAGCTTTGATACTTCTTTTTTGCAGTTTTTTATGTATCCTGCAGGTATTTCGCAAAAGGGGGAAGGGTAAATGAATGTTGTGTGGGAATTATTTATTACATTTCTTAAAATCGGTTTATTGAGCATTGGCGGCGGTTACGCGATTATTCCCTTAATTCAGGAACAGATTGTAGAAAAAAATAACTGGATAAGCGGAAAAATGTTTACAGACATCATTACAATTTCACAAATGACACCCGGACCATTGGCTGTTAATACATCAACATTTGTCGGGCTTCAGGTTGGCGGAATTACTGGAGCATTAGCAGCAACTATTGGCTGTATATTGTGCGGGGTCGCTATTTCGATTACTTTATACAGATTTTTCCAAACACATCAAAAATCCGCTTATGTGATGGAAGTGCTAAATGGGCTAAAATCCGCTTCATTAGGCTTAATCATTTCAGCAGCATTCACAATTATTCTATTGGCATTCTATGGCAGCAGTAAGTTTGATATAGATTTTTTGTCACTTAACTGGATTGCATTATTCATATTTCTATCTGCGTTATTTATATTGCGAAAATGGAAACTCAATCCAGTTATAGTTATTTTTATAAGCGGTATTGCCGGATTTGTATTTTATCGGTAAATTACAACTCCTGCAAAAATGCTCATGGTTAATAAAGAAGCAAGAAAAACAACAAAACAATGACAGCCGCCGCTATTCCGAAAAAGCAGAAATTTGTTTATAATTGTCAAAGAGAAATTTTTATTTTTGGTATTGACTCTCTCGTTGCGTAACGGTTTACGATTAAGCCGAAAGGAGGAAATAATGAAAACTGTAAAAGATGTGTCGGAGATTACCGGAGTAAGCATAAGGACATTAAGATATTATGACAAAATCGGTTTATTGAAGCCAACGGAATTAACAGAAGCAGGTTATCGGCTCTATGATAACAAAGCACTGGAAAAGTTACAGGAAATTATGTTCTTTAGAGAATTGGAAATTCCATTGATTGATATAAAAAAAATCATGGATAACCCTAATTATGACAAAGAACAGGCTTTATTAACTCAAAAATCTTTATT